ATAGTAGAATGATACAACTATTAAAAGGAGATTGCTTAGAGGTAATGAGAGATATACCAGACGGCTCAGTAGATTCAATAATTACAGACCCACCTTATGGAACAACTGCTTGTAAATGGGATAGTGTAATTGATTTTGATTTAATGTGGGAGCAACTAAATAGAATAATAAAGCCTAATGGTGCTATTTTATTATTTGGAAGTGAACCTTTTAGTTCTGCCTTAAGAATGAGTAATATTAAGAACTATAAATATGATTGGATATGGAAAAAAAACAAACCTACTGGGATGTTAAACGCAAAAAAGCAACCAATGAGAAATACAGAAAACATATCTGTATTTTATAAAAAGCAACCTACTTATAATTTTATAAAAGAAGAAAGAGAACATAAAAAACCAACAAAAACAGCAAAATGTTACTCAAAAAACAACCAACAAAACGGAAAACACAACGATACCGAAAGAGTTAAATTGCCTTTAAAAAGATACCCTACAACAATAAAAAGTTTTGACGTTATTGGTGATAGAAAAAAAATGAAGCACCCAACTCAAAAACCCGTAGCACTAATGGAATACTTAGTTAAAACCTATACCAACGAAAATGAAACGGTTTTAGATTTTACAATGGGTAGCGGTTCTACGATGATAGCTTGTCAAAACACCAATAGAAACGGAATAGGAATTGAGCAAGACGATAAATATTTTGAAATAGCAAAGCAAAGAATAAAAGCTTTTGATTAGTACCTCTGCTCTATATCGACAAAACTTTGTATCTACTGCCGACATAGTAGTCAATCAAGGTGGTACATCCTCTGGCAAAACCTATGCTATTTTGCAAGCATTATTCGCTAAGGCTATCTCAGAAACTTGTATTATAACGGTAGTGGGTCAAGATATACCTAATTTAAAGGTGGGTGCTTTGAGGGATGCGATAGATATACATAATGGAGATGAGGCTATAAAACAACAAGTAACATTCTACAATAGGAGTGATAGGGTGTTTAGTTTCCTTAATGGCTCTATAATTGAGTTTAATAGTTATGACAATGACCAAGATGCTAAGTCTGGTAAGAGGGATTATCTCTTCGTAAACGAGGCTAATGGAATACCCTACAATATATTTGAGCAGTTAAGCCTCAGAACTCGTAAGCAAGTCTATATAGATTATAACCCAGATACCAGCTTTTGGGTACACGATAAGGTAATACCTTTGCCCAATGCTGAGTTAATAATCTCAGACCATAGGCATAACCCTTTTTTAAGCGATAAGATTAGAGAGAAAATAGAAGCTCTAAAGAATAAAGATTTAGACCTATGGAAAGTATATGCCAGAGGGATTACTGGTCGTATAGAGGGGCTTATATTTAAGAAGTGGTATGTATTGAACGAGAGCTTTGAGAATAAAAAGCTAATAGGCTACGGAATTGACTTTGGTTTTAGTAATGACCCTACAACGCTGATTGAGGTACGTATGCAAGATGGAGAGTTATACGTTAAGGAGTTGATATATGAAACTGGCTTAACTAATCAAGATATAAGCAGTAGAATGGAGGCTTTAAACGTAAGCAGAGGAGCTTTAATAGTAGCAGATTCAGCAGAGCCTAAGAGTATAGAAGAGCTAAGGCGATTAAGATGGACAATAGACGGAGTAAAAAAAGGTAAGGATAGCGTTATGTTTGGAATTAATCTTTTGAAAGGTTATTCGATTAACGTACATTCGTCAAGTAAGAATTTAATAAAAGAATTAGAGCAGTATAAATGGAAGGTTAATAAGAATGGAGATAGCTTAAATGTGCCTATTGACGATTATAACCACGCTATTGATGCTCTAAGATATTTAATAATGCACAAATTTAATAAGAAAGGATATGGACAATATACAGTTTTATGATATTACAGTAGGGCAATATCAGCTACTCAATAATATAGACAAAGACCTAACGGAAATTGAACAGAATATTTACGCAGTAGCAGCGATTAAAAATATAACCTATGACGAAGCCAGTAAGATTAAGCTATCTGAGTTTAATGATATGGTTAAAGATATAGGCAAAATCAACCTAAATAAGCTGGAGCAAAAAAAGGTTAATAATAAAATCTTTTTAAATGGCGAGGAATACCACGTTGAGCATAGACCAGATAGGTTAACGAGTGGTCAGCTATTAGATATACTCAATATAAGGGCAAATCATCAAGGCGAGAGCATACAAGTAATGGACTTGCTTATAGCTGCGTTAAGTAGGCAAAAAGGTAAGAAGTATAGCGAAGATAATTTAACGCTTACAGAGAGGGCTAAATATTGCCGAGATGTAAAAGTGACAGATGTTTGGAATGTCTTTGTTTTTTTTTGGAATCTCTGGAACGGCTACTTAAAAAATTCAGAGGATTATTTACAAAAGTGGACGGAGAACTCAGTCAAGATGGCGAGGGAGATTTTGGACAACGATGGGGACTTTTCAGCGTGATAAAAGCTATGGCAGATTTACACAACATAAGTATTAACGAGGCAACTAAATTAGGAGCTATTGAGTTTCTTAACTGGTGGGCTTATATGGTAGAAAAACAAGATTACGAGAAAAATGCAAGATAAAAGATTAATAGGAATGCTAAACCAATATTGGCAGAAAATAGTAGATGACTTAGTAAAGTCCTTATATGATGTTGGTAGGGTAGCAAGTGGAGCTACTGCTCAAAGTATAGCTGACGGAAATACTAACCCAATAACGATAACTTCTAACGGATTTAGAATCCAGATAGCTATGCCAGATTATTACCAATATATTGATGAGGGTGTAAGTGGGGCAAAAAATAATACTGGGATAAGTCGTTTTAAATATACAAGTAAAATGCCTCCTATATCAGCTATTAGAAAGTTTATGTTAAATAGGGGTATTGACCCAGCTAAAGAAAGTAATACTACTTCTGGAAAGCGTAGAGATGATGAAGCTATTAGAAACGGATTAGCGTATGTTATAGCAAGGAGTATATTTGAGAATGGTGTTAAACCTACAAATTTCTATTCTAATGTGATTAACGACAAAAAATTATTAGACTTTGAGAGTAAGTTATTAGACCAGTATCGTAAGTATATTATAGATATTATTAAGGTCGAATAAAAAAAATTAAAAAAAAGTTTGGTATTATAGATTTGTATAATATATTTGTACTCATAATAACAAACACAATAACAAAATGAATTTAACAAAAAACAAAACTTACAATTCTTTACTAAATAAATCAGAGGATAAAGGCAGAATGCCATCTTTAAAGTCAATTTCTAAACTTTTGACTGACCTTAATATCGAACATACTTTACAAGATTGGTATGAGACCAAGTGGAGACCAAATAGCTTGAACTACACTACTTCTGGAGGTACAAAGACCTATACTGGCTATGAGCTACGTATTCCAGAAATTAACTTACGAGCTAACTCTTGCGATAGTTACTACTCTTACAATACTTGGAGCCACGCAAAAGATATTGTTAGATTAATTCAAAGCAAATAACAACAAACCCTTCATTATATGGTGAGGGGTTTTTTTATTACCCTAAATTTATACGGCCATTTAAGTATATATATATGTATGGCACTTACAATACAAGACCAACCGACAACAAATATACCAGAGCCAAGCTTTGCTCCTATTGAGTATTTAGTTAGCAGCACAGAAACTGCTCAGAGTGGATTCAAAGTTATAGCAAGTTTGTTTACTGACCCTACTGGAGATAATACTAAGATAGCTACTTTGCAGCTAAATACTATCCCCTCAGCTACGCAAGTTGTAACAGATATACAAAATATTATACAATCGTTTGTAACGAGCGATTATTCTGTATTGGCTGGAGATACTACTGACATATCTCAAAGTTCCTTAAAAGACTTTAAAATAGCATTTCAAGAGTATTATAGTGGTGCGTTACAAGGGAGTGCAGTAAGTGGTAATACTTTTAATAGTTGGAATGCCTCACCTAAGTATATCGAGTGGGCTGATTTATCTGGTGGAACTAAGGACTATTATAATTGGAGTATAGAGGATGCTTTTGCTGAAACAGACAAAGAGTTTTTAAATGGCTTTGAGCAAGAGGCTGAGT